TGATTACATCGGTGCGACACACCTTTGGAACTGCTTACAGTTGCAAACTTGAACTTTCAAGAAATGCGATGGGGGTATAATGAAAGGCTTTTCAGGACGAGAAGGATTTGTGTGGTGGCACGGTGTCGTTGAGGACAACGCTGATCCGTTGTATCTTGGACGCTGCCGAGTTCGCATATTTGGATTTCATAGCGACAACAAAGTAGAGTTGCCTACCGCAGCCCTGCCGTGGGCGTATCCTATGCAGCCAATTACAAGTGCTGCTCTGTCTGGTATTGGACAGTCTCCCACAGGACTCCTGAACGGCTCTCATGTGTTTGGATTCTTTAGAGACGGAGACGACGCACAAGAGCCTGTAATGATGGGATCTTTTGGTGGTGTGCCACAAGCAAACGCTGATACATCTAAAGGATTTGATGATCCTAGCGGAATCTATCCTGCAAAAGCCGAAGATGTGAACAATGGAGTGTTTCCTGTTGGCGTGTCTGTTGTTGGTGAAGCCGACACAAACAGACTTGCTAGAAACAATGGAGAAAATAATGGGCAAGGAACTGTCGCAGAAAGACGGGCAAGAACAGTCAAACAAAATGTTCAAAGTGCTCCTGGAATCAAAGACGGTAAGAGCCAATGGAGCGAGCCACAAACCCCATACAATGCCGTGTATCCAAAAAATCATGTACTGTATACCGAAAGCGGTCATGTAAAAGAATATGACGATACCCCTGGAGCAGAACGCATCCACGAGTATCACACATCAGGCACTTTCACAGAGGTTGGAAACGGGTGGACAAATAATCCTGATGGAACCCGAGTTCAGAAAATCGTGGGTGACGATTACGAAATATGTTTGGGAAACAAAAAGGTGTATATTGGTGGCAAAGAAGGACTTAATGTTGTGGTTGATGGACCAGTCAATCTTACGGTTAACGGCAACGGCAGCAATATTCAAATAGACGGCAACATTAATATTTTTGCAAAGGCTGAAGTAAATCTGCAATGCGAAGGCAAGTTCCGTGCTTCAGGCAAACAGATGGAATTTTTTGCTGCTGATAGTATTGCGTTCTCGGGCAAGACTGTGGAATTCATATCTGATGGCTCTGTGGCTGTGGTTGGTAGCCGTATTGAGTTGAACTCTGGTCAGCCGTCTGTTCGCCCAAGCAAGGTGCAGTTGCAATGAACTATCGTGGCGACCACCGCAAGTACGAGCCAAACAGTTCCGTATATCGCGTATACGCTTACGGTGATGTGGTGTCTCGTGAAGGTAAGTTTTGGATATGCGGAGTTACCCAATCTTACGGATATTTGCCAAACGAAATAGAATCGGGTTTTACTCTTATGTCTTTGACTGTTGATCCTTCGCCAAATCCAAGTATTATAGATGGAGGGCTGATCTAATGCCAGGGGTTTGTAGAGCATTCATAGATACTGCTGGAGGTACTATTTTGGTCGGAGACGCTTCAGTTTTGGTGGAAGGAAATCCCATAGTCGTAGAGGGAAATCCTGTTGAAGACCACGGAAACAACGAGCACGATGCAGCAACAATGATTAATGGCAATCCACGAGTTGTAGTAAACGGGATTCCTGTCTGCACAGAAGCAAGTCAGGCATCGTGTGGTGATGTTCCAAGCGGTTCAGCACGAGTAATAGTGGGGTAATTTATGGCGTGTCCATGTAAACAAAAACTAACAGACGAACAAAAAGATTTGGTCAATAGCCAATCGGGCAAGTCTTTTGTGCAAAACACTACAGGCGGACAGGCTGGAGGCGTTAGTAGTGCTCTTGGTCAGTCTATTGGAAGACTCGGTGCTCTTGCTACTGCTATTCAAACACCAACAATAGGAACTGTTGGCTCTGCTCTTGGAAACAGCGGTGTTGATGTTAACAGACTCAATAAAATTATAGCCGACACAACCAATATGCAAAGCGCAGTTAATACTTTTAAATCCCAAGCAGATAGATTAAGCAACCCTCAAACTCTTATGGGCGTGATTGGTAGCATGAATTTTTACGCAAATTTGGGGTGTGCTCTTGGGATTGAGGGACTTGATGTTACCGTTTCTATTGGCGTACTGACTGGAAACGGTCAAAACGCAATTAGTGTTGCTGGTGGTGTTCAGGTTGATTTGGATCGCATCATAGATAATTTTTCAAGAAATCCGTCTGGTGCTGGTATGGAAAACGCTGCAAAAGAATTCAATACCGCACTAGAGGGAATAACTTCAAAAATAAACGACGCAACAGGAGCACTAAACAAAGTTACAGGTGATAGTGTAAACATGATTAGCCAAGCAGCAGGTGCAATATCAAAATATAGCCAGATCAATTTTTTCAGCAATCTAATCGGAGAAGCAAACGATCCGTGTAACAAAATGAGTGTTGCGGTCAATCAGGGAGGATTGCTAACACCAGAGTTTCAGCAGTTAGCGGGTGCAGCAAACGCATCGGTAGCGTCTCCATTCGCAAGTTCAGGGAGCACAACAACCAGATGATAGCGTCTTCCATCTCATCGTATTCAGATTTGGTGTACTCCATAGGTGAGATTATTGGTGTGTTTGGCGTTGGTATTGTTGTTGGGTTGTGGACTATGCTAAAGAAGAAAAAGTTTACTGCTTTGCTTGAAATAAAGAAAGAGCAAAAAGTGGCACAAGCACACAGCCAAGTTCACGAAACTCTGACAGAATTGCGTCTGCTTGTTCGTGCGTCTCGGGCAATGGTGTTTCAGTTCCACAACGGTGGGCGATTTGCTGACGGCAGTTCCATTAAACGCTTTTCTGTTACCCACGAGTCTTGTGGTACAGGGGTTCAGGGCATGTTGTTGGAATCACAAGATGTATTACTGAACCGTTACCGAGAAATGGTTGATATTTTAGAAAATCGGTCTAATCAAATAATCAAGGTTTCTGATCTGCCCCAGTGCTCGTTTCGTTACGGACTTGAAATAAATAATGTACTGTTCTTTGCGGTTAGCCCCTTGAAATGCGAAGACGGGCTGACTCCTATGGGATTTGTGTGCTGCCATTGGTGTGATATTGGCGATTTGGACGCAGTTCACGACGAAGGGATACCCGAAAGTTCACTTTCAGAGGTGGTTTCGGTGTCCACTAAAACAATAAATTCACACCTAATGCTAGGTAAACGCCATGCCTCTTAAAATAAATTCAACACCACAAGAGCCTGTCTATACCGATATAGACCCGCTGTTTACCCGAAATCCCAAAACCAGCGATGTGGTTGCAACCAAAGACACCAAAGCCATCAAGGTAGCGGTTCAAAACCTGCTGTCTACGGCTTTTGGTGAACGGCTGTTTCAGCCACAGATTGGAGCCTCGCTCCGTCCGCTGCTGTTTGAGCCTGTGGATTCAATTACCGCTTTTGAAATACGCGACAGAATCTTGGAAACCATTCGTAAGAACGAGCCGCGAGTGAACAATATAATAGTGGATGTGGTGTCCAATCCTGATTCAAACGAGTATCAAGTTGCGGTAGAGTATACCGTACAGTCCATTGGAGCGGTAGACAGAGTAACAACACTGCTTGAAAGGGTACGCTGATGGCAACAAACGCTAACGCTCTGAATGTGGTTGGACTAGATTTTAGCGAGGCAAAGGCTTCTCTAAAGGCTTTTCTCGAATCGCAAGACACACTCAAAGACTATAATTTCAATGGCTCTGTATTGAGCACCATTTTGGATGTCATGGCATACAACACCCACTATCAAGGGTTCTATGCCAACATGGTAGCCAACGAAATGTTCTTGGACAGTGCAGTACTGCGTCCGTCGATTGCGTCTCATGCCAAGCAGTTGGGCTACACTCCACAGTCGGCTCGTGCAGCAAAGGCTACTCTAACCGTTCCTATTTCAAGCGGATCTTCAACCACAGACACTTACTTGGCTCGTGGAACTGAATTTACGGGAACCGATCCCGAAGGCAGTCAATACAAGTTTATACTATTGGAAAATGCCTATGCAGACACAACAACCAACAGTTTTGAAGAGGTAGATGTTTACGAGGGTAGTTTGCGTCGTGTTAGTTATGTGTACGACCGCAATCGTAAAGACCTTTCGGTTTTGCTTATTCCTAACGATAAGGTTGATACCACAACCATCCGTGTTCGCGTTCAGGCTTCTGTGACTGATTCAACAGGCTCGTCTAGTGTGTGGAGTGAGGCTGCGTCTTATGTAAATCTGACTCCAACCTCAAAGGTGTTTTTCCTGCAAGAAAAGGAAAAAGGACTGTATGAACTGTATTTTGGTGACGGTTTCTTGGGACAAGAACCTGAAACTGGAAACCTGATTTCAATTGAATATCTTGAAACTAATGGAGCAGCGGCTAATGGAATAAGCGATTTTACTTCTGCTGTTAGTGGACTTGGCACCGTTGAAACTGTTTCTGAATCGGCTGGTGGTGGAGACGCAGAAACATCTGTTCGTATCAAGTTCATGGCTCCCAAATACTACAAGTCTCAAAGTAGAGCAGTTACAGAAAACGATTACATTACCGCAGTTAATCGGTACTATCCTGATGCTGCGTCTGTGTATGTGTACGGAGGAGAAACAGTTACACCACCACAGTACGGAAAAGTGTTTATTGCTATTCGTCCCACCTCGGGACAGGCATTGAGTACAAGCGAAAAAGAAAGTCTAGTCAGAAATCTGCGTAATAATGCGTCTGTGGTTAGCATTATTCCTGAAATAGTAGATACCGATTATTTGGATTTGGTTGTTGACAGCAAGATTACTTATAACCAATCTGCCTTGAACATTAGTGTAGGAACACTTAAAGCACTCGCAGTTGCGTATGCGTTTTCGTATTCTAATATCCAATTGAATTCCTTTGGTTCTAATTTTTACTACTCTGCTTTTATCAAAGGAATAAGCGATCTACACCCGTCCATTTTGAGCAACCAAACCACGGTTAAATTACGAAAAACAGTAGAGGTGGGGCGAATTGTTTCTTCTAAAGGATTAGTGATTGATTTTGGAAACTCGCTGTATCACCCACACGACGGACACATTTCCATTTTGTCTTCTAACATGTTCCCCCACAAAAACTATGACGGAACCAATGTATACAACTGCACACTAGAAGACGACGGTTACGGGGTTCTTAATGTGGTCAAGTACGAGACGAGTGGAGCCAAAACTGTGGTTCTAAAAAGCGTTGGTACAATAGAATATCTCACAGGAATAATCAGACTTAATTCAAAGTTTGTTCCTCAAATTGCAGAAGGAATTGTTTACGGTATCACCATAACAGTTCAACCACAAAACCAAGACTTATATGTAAAAGAGAACAGAATCATCCGAATTAATCGCGGTTATTCTGATTCTGTTTCGGTTTCTTTATCGTCTGAAACAGTTTCACGAGCAGCGGCTATCTCATAACACATGATTGACCTGAAAAACATTATAATCAACACGCCCACCGAGGCACTTGAAAAGGTTATTGCTCCTTTTATTGAGGAGCAGTTTCCTTCGTTTATGCGTCGTGACTACAGAAAACTAGTCATGTTCATAAAGGCGTATTACGAGTGGATGGACAAGCAGGGAAATCCTGGGTTTGTGGTATCAAACCTGTCTTCGGTTTACGATATAGACAGGAGTTTGGAAGAGTACTATTCACATTTCAAGAACACCTATCTTGACGGATTTCCTGATGTGTTGGCTACCAATACAAGCGGCAGAAAACCAAACAAGAACACTCTTCTCAAACAAATTCGTGACTTTTACGGTAACAAAGGCACAGAGAATGCGTACAAGTTCTTGTTCCGAGTACTGTACGACAGCGATGTTGACTTCTACTATCCAAAAGAGGATGTGCTGAAAACATCTGACGGTCGGTGGATTGAAAAGGTTTCGCTAAAAACCACATCGTCCAACGGCTCAACGCTGTTTTCTGCAAAAGGACAAAGCGTATACCAGTACATTGGAAACCAATTGGTGGCTTCTGCTGAAGTGGATTCGGTGGTTCAGTACAATCAAGACGGTTACGAGATCACAGAATTTTTCTTGAACAACTTGGTTGGCAATTTTGTGTCTACTGTTCCTGTTACTTTTATAGTAGACGGACAACAGTATCAAGAAACAGTTTTTAGCGTATTGTCTGACTTCTTTATCCAAACACCTGGGTCAGATTTCCGCGTTGGAGACGAAATTTACATTACCGATGACAAGGGTATAGGCTTTTCTGCGTTTATTGAGCAGACA